TTATCAGGGGATTAAACCCCTTAGTCTGCGGAGGAGCTATGAAAACTAGCTTGTCATTCTGACAGGTAGTGATGTCGAGCTTATAACGAAGTGATCGACCATCTGCTGTCAGCTGTAGCTGGGTGTTAAGGGTCATGTTCTCCAGGTTCTGCTGTATTAGCCAGTTTTTGATTACACCTGGATGGACTGGTCTCTCTAGCTGGAGGAAAAGATGCCCGGAAAAACTGTCTGCTGAGTCAATATAGCTGGCTGAGGCGCTAGGCTGGTAGATGAACGAGACGTCTTGTAAACCGTTTCCTAGCAGTTGAAGAGCTTGTCTAGGGTGAGTGATACCTAGGAGCTTATCGAAGTCGATACAGAGCCACCACGTGGGTGCTATGGGGTCATGCGAGCCTTTTCGAGACTCATTGACCAGCTGCTTCTTGGTGTTGCCTTTTAAGAGAGCGTAACCCTTGGCAGCGAAGCTGACCAAGGCGTCTTTAAACTCAGTGAGACTTGAGACCTCAACGGTCTCGGAGTGCATTTCTCGGATGTTCGGATAAGGTTCAACTGAGTATCCAGTCTGGTTTTTGGTAATTGACTTGGCGAATTTACGGCCATTCGCTGCGCGTAGAAACGTGAGTTTCACGAGACTGGACCTCCTTATTGTGCTTCGGTGAGGCGCTCAGACTATTACACCTTTGTAAGCTGGGGCAAGCATTTTTCACTACAAATTTGAGCTGTAACTAGTTGTTTTCTGGTTGTTCTCTTTAAAAGTTGTAAGAGTGTAATAAGTAAGTCGTTGAAAATTAAGTATTCTTACGAAATCAGTAGTATAAGTAGTAATTTCGTGAGAATGCTTAGTAAGTTAATATATTAACAAATAAGAAAATACTTATATTTAAGTAACTTACGTAAGTCGAGGGTTTTCTTACATTTAAGTGTAAGGTGACCAAGTTGTTGATTTTTGAGCTTTAATACCCTCTATTCTCTCTATTCTTACATTCTTACAGTAAATTTAGTTAATAGATAAGAATAAGAGGTATAAAAAAAAGTATTATTCTATGGGGGGATAGGAACGTTCGTAAATTACGAAAGTTGAAAGGCGGGTCAGCGATCAGGTCGAATAACCACAATGAATGGTCGGTCTTTCACTAGCGGATTTCATCTATATCCCCGTAGCTCTCCTGGCCCCCATTCTTAAAAAGGGCCAGGAGCCTTTCGGCTCCTGACCAACCTTCACCGGAGAGTGATTAGTTGATCCTCACGGACCCACGACCAAGCGCTCCGTCCAGCTCCATTTGCAGAGCACGGCTACGCCGCTTGGCATTGTTGATGGTTTTGCAGTCTTCGACACGACCGTCGGTTGCGTGACGAAGGATATGACCTTTGCGATACCACTGTGCGTCTTTCATGCTAGTTGTCTCCAAATTAACGCTTGAGTTTAACGTTAGCAGCAGCTTTCTCACGAATATCTGCTAGAAGCGAAAAATCGTCTTTGACGAACCTACGTACTGCACGAGGCATGTAATTCATGCCATATGTGCAAATTTTTGGATTACGCTTTGCTGCATTCGTGGTAATGCGAATGGCTTGTTTCTTTGACTTAATCATTTTAGTCTCCACAAGGGTTGGGAAATGGCCCGCATAAGCGGGCCGTGATGGTTAGTGAACTTCAGGGATCGTACCGCGATGCGCACCTGCATCGGCTTCCGGCACTTCTTCCTGCTCTGTCGTGTTAGCCTTGAGCAAGGCTTGGATATCAGCCTGGATATCACGTACCAGCTCAATGTCTGCCATCCACGCGGCGGGATTGGTATGTTCCCGCTGGTCACGACCGGCTACATCACCTTCCCCAACGTAAAATCTGAGGAATGTGTTGCAGTAGCGGTCCAGACGCTCAAGGAACCTCACCCAATCATCATGAGTGAAGCGAGCTTCATCACGCGGTGCGTCCATGATGCTGGTGAATGTGCTGGCAATGACCTGAGTGAACGGTGCATTCATAGCGATATTTGCCTTCTTGCGCTTTTCCTCAGCTTGCTCCCGAGTCAATCCGTGTACCTTGAGCTGTGCTTCGTAGTAAGCTTCGTCAGCTCGGCCTTCCAGGAAGCGTTGCGCAATTTCAGAAAGAATTGGACGTTGCTTTTCACCCAACTGATACCAGAAGAACTGAGCTTTCGGCAGAGCACTATCATAACGTTCTTCCGGTTGGCGCAGAACCTCATCAATTGCATCAGCTTGTGCAGCATCGAACTCAGCGAAGGGGTTAGCCTCAGCTACGTGGTTCACACGGCGCTGTTGCTTCTCCAGCCACACGGCAGCAGATACAGCTGAGGTGATGTACGCGCTGGCAAGCCACTGCTTGATCCTCAATGCGCCATCACTACCGTAATAGGTCAGACCTTCAAAACGGCTGATCAGATCGTCGATGTTTTCCAGATAGTTTTCTTTCAGTTCATAGTTCATGATGTTTACCTTTGCGGTTTGTGTGTTGATGTGTGCCACTTTAACCCAAGTGGCCAGGGTCTTACTCAGAAGTGCTGCCGCTAGAAACGGAGCTTAGCCAGTTCGTGCACGAAGCGATCACGGGACCAAGATTCCCAATCCCACGCTGCGTATCCGAGACTGATAGCGGCTTCGCGTTCAGCCGCGATGAATTCTTCATCCAACGAACGGACGAAGATTTGGCTATGGGCTTCTACCCACGCAGTCTGTGCTGGACTTGCATCCATTGACTGATCAGGTGTGATGCTAGCCATTCAACGTACCCTCCAACCTGTGGATATAAGCCTCATTGGCTTCTTTCCACTTGTCGAGCGAAACTCCACGGCGCTTCGCTCGACTTTGGTTGTAGGAGTATTTTTTCGCTCTCGCGACGGCTTCCCGGCGCTTCTGATATTGCGACTTCATAGGCTGTTGCCTCCATCTTGTGAGTCACCTCGGATGACATCTTTGAGATCGGTGACGAACTTCTCAAAGCGCTTGCGGTGCCAGAAGGCATATCCAATGACACCACCAAGAACGAGCCACGCTATTGTGGCCATTACTGGCACTAAGGCCAGAATTGCAACCACAATAGTGATTGCAGTTGCTTTATCTTTCATAGGGCTTCACCAAAATTGGGCTTAGACAAACTTCATCTGTGCCTAAGTCATAAGTGCATTCGATAAGTCCTGTTCCTCTACAATGAGAACATGATGGATCAGCTTCAATCCATACAGGATTACCTTTTTCGTTTTTACCGTATACACAAGCACACGGTTCTACTTCGGTAAAGCTCATTTCCACCACCCCTTACCGCGCATGGCGGCAAATATGTCAGGATCATCAATGCGGAACCACAAGCGCGTAGCCCGAAGCGCGATACTGACGAAAATACCAGCAAAGATAGCAGTCATCATGCCGCTATATGTGCCAGCAAAGAGAAATGGGATGCCAATAGTCAGTGTGGCATCAATCACCAGTTCCCAATACAACACCCGGCGAATGCCGAGTTTGTATAGGATTATGAGAATGCCGAGTGCCGTGAAGAACCCGGCTAGAACGAATTCACCCATGATATTCAGCCCTCCCGCCACTCAATTTCATGGTTACTGAGGAAATCTGTGAGTGGCTTATAGACTCGCCCCCACGGATTGGCTCTGACGCTAGCGTATAAGTCACCATCAGCACCCGTGAAGGTATACATCTGCACCCATACTTTCATGCCACCTTCAACAGGCATTCCAGGTATGCGCAGTAGCATTTGAAGATGTTGGGTATCGTCGCCTACATCTCTGTAATCGATGACATCCACCCGAGTTTCGACATCAATGTTGTCGAGAAGCTCTTTTAACGGAAATGTGACATCCAGGCCCATTACACGCCCTCCCCGATAGTTTGGAAGTAAGCACGCGCCATGTACGACACAGCAGCCATGAGTGCATCCCGCTCAGTAGGATGTTCTGAAACATCTTCATCATGATTGTCCCATCCGTCGAAACAGGCGAAATAGTGGATGTGACGTACAACCCACATTTCGGTGCACTCTTTAGTACGTTTGGTAACGTAGTAATGGCTGTTGGGCATGTCATGCTTTACACACCCGTCGACTGCTTCCACGTAGTGCCCAGATGGGTGTCCAGGAGCTATAAGCATATACAGCTCATTGTTGGTCATTTCATAGATATTCATCTATACCTCTCCAGTGAAAATGTAACGAAACGTTACAATTAGAGCGTTCTGAGCCGCTCAATCCAGGCCAAAATGTAACGAAACGTTACATTTGACCCATTTTTTACCGCATCGTGAAAAATCTGTTCACTCGCGGTTATTTGGTCAAGATATTGACGCATATGGTCACCCAGCGCCCACGCGCTAAGCACCGCAGCGCCCCAGGCCATCCCAGCCCACGGGTGGACCAGGAGAAACAAGGCAATTCCAATACCCCACATCACAAGCCTAGCCATTTCGATACCAACCCTCCTATGAACAAAGCAACGAGGAAACCCAGCACCACACCCAGCCATTCCATGCTCAGTCCTCCTTGGTCAGCAGAGCCGGATGAACCGGCCTAGCGCGATAGAACCGCATAGCGTCCAGGCGAGCCTGGATGTCGCGGGCCAGCTCCCGCTTTTCGCGGATATCCGCGATTAGCAGGAACATCAAGATCCCGAGCAAACCGCCGAGATTCACCGCAGTGAGCAAGGGAACCCCGAACGTTAGCAGGATCCACTGGCCTGCCCCTCCGAGCAGGCCGCAGAAGGCGAAAATCGCCAGGATTTCACAAATGCGTCTGAACATTGCTTAGCCCTCCAGGCTGGCCAGGACCTCGTCCCGCACAGCTTTTGCAGTTGACTCGGTCACCATGTGGTTGCCGAGATACCAGATGACGCGGCGACCAGACTCGGTCTCTGCGATGCGCACCTCACGGTAGGGCAGGGGCTTCACCACCTGCCGGTTGTACCCCACACGCTTGATAGCGTGCGTGGCCCGGTAGGCCAGCTTCTTGGCCTCAGCGTAGCTCTCCACATGGGTCAGATGCAGGCGCTTGGCCTGATGGTCGTATGCACTCACGGTGTACATGGCAATCTCTCCAGTTGGTACGTAGTCAACAGCGACTACATGAGCCGAAGGACAGGGGGAGGCGCGCCAGCGCCGACCTAGCGGGCTAAGCCCTGCACAAGACAACTCGCTCTGCGAGTTGGCGCAGGGTAGGGCGGGGGGTGGGTATGCTGTCAGCTCAGTGCGCATGGGGCATGGGTGCGGAGCAGGCTCAGCTACAGGCAGGGCATGGGTCCCTCGCGACTTGGTTCAGGATTGCGAATCCGAAGTGGGGTAGGTCGCGTGGTAGGGGTAGGTAGGGGACCCGTAGCCTCCCGGAGAATAAATTTTGCAAGCCCTCCTAGAAGAGAACAAACAGAGAACAACTTACTATTGATATAATCGATCTTCGCAAACATGGAGGTTGCTATGCGTATTCTGGGCGGAATTCTCCCCTTTATCGGCTTCACTGCTAGGTTTGTTAATGAACAAGGCCAATGCCTAGAAAGCCGAGACGATGCAGTTATAACCGTTCAGAACGGAGATCCGGTCGTATTGATCGAAGTGTTCGAGGTGTCTTGGCTGAATAGGTATCTCTGGCCGTGGCGGGCACACGATGCTTTCCTGATTACTGACTACGGAGTCAGGGATGGAAGCGGATCCTAGTTTTTTGCTTTCCGTAGCGTTCTTTGCCGTGTTTATTTGGATGTACACCTGGTTTTTTGGACCTTGATTTGCTAAATTCCGGCCATGCCGCAGCTGAAAGACGATGTTTTGACGTCCAGAGAAGAGCGCTACCTTGAAAATATCAAGGTGGGGATGGATCCGCGCCCAGCCGTCCTGGCTGCAGGGTATAAGGATGCGACGGACGCCTTGGAGCGGATGAAACGCAGGCCAATCGTGCAACGCGAATTGGCGAAGGTGTACCAAGCTGCTAGGCGCAAGGTGAATATCACACGCGATCAGGTTCTTGAAGGGTTTAAGGACGCGATTAACGACGCGAAGCTGGCAGGAGATCCCAATACTCAGATTAAGGGGTGGACAGAGATTGGGAAGATGTGTGGTTTCTATGCTCCCGAAGAGCGCAAGGTTACTGTGGAGCTTAGCAACGCGGATCTAGCGAGGCAGATTGAGTCTCTCAGCACCGAGGAGCTGCTGGAAATTGCTGGGAAGGACAGCCTTGAGGTGATTCAAGGTGAATATGAGGTGATTGAGGACGATGGGCCGTCACCTTAGCCCGGAAAACGCGGCTGAAGTGGAGGAGATGGCGGCGCTGAGCCATACGGCGGAAGATACTGCGTTCATAGAACTCTATCGCCAGCGACTCGCGGAAGCCAAGAAAGCCACGCATGCTGATGGATCCCCGGCTACGCCAGAGAACCGGTTGTCTAAGGAGGAGAATCCCAGTTACCACAAGCACCACCTGTACAACGAGCGGTTGCCTGGACAGGTGTGCTTGGTCTGTGAGCTGCAGCGCGGCGTGCAGTCGTTCAAGAGGGATTTGACGAGGGAAGGTTCAAGGGCAAATATCTGTCAGGCGTGCCAGTCGAAGTACGAGGACTTGGTAAAACCGGCTGCTGCGGTGTCGCGGCGTCGGATTATGAAGAAGAAGATACATCAGGTAGCGACCCGCGAAGCGCGTAATTACAAGAAGGTGCGCAAGGCTCAGAAGAAGCTGGAGTCGCGCGAACAGATGGCGGTGAGAGAGCTGGCGCAGCGGAAGCTGGCTCGCGAGCGGTTGTTGCCGTTCATACAGAGGTTTAACGAGAAGTACGAGGCAGGGTGGGTCCACCGCGCGATATGTAAGCGGCTGGAGAAGTTCAGCAGGGATGTTGCTAACCGGAAGTCCCCACGGTTAATGATATTCATGCCGCCACGGGCCGGGAAGTCTGAGATTGCATCGAAGACTTTCCCGGCGTGGCACCTTGGTCACTACCCGGAGCATGAGATTATTGCGTCAAGCTACGCGGTGAGCCTGCCGCTGGGTTTTTCACGGAAAGTTAAGGATCTGATTACCAGTGCTAGTTACAAGCAGGTCTTTCCAAAAACAGCTCTCAGTAAGACTAGTCAGGCAGCAGAGGCGTGGCTTACCACGAAAGGTGGTGGCTACGTCGCGGCGGGTGTAGGGACTGGTATCACCGGTAAAGGGGCGCATGTTGCAATCGTCGATGACCCTGTTAAGGACGCAGAAGAGGCAGACTCAGAGACGCAGCGGCAGAAGGTCTGGGATTGGTATTCATCGACGCTCTATACGCGTCTTGCCCCAGGAGGGGGCGTCTTGGTTATTCAGACGCGTTGGCACGATGACGATCTCAGCGGTCGCCTCATTCGCAGGCAGAAGGAGCGTGAACAGGAACTCACGGAAGAGATTGAGCGGGTAAAGACGGAGCTTGCAGAGCCGCTGTTGACACAAGCGGTCGAGGGAGCGCTCAGGGACGAGCTGGCTCAGCTAGAGAAGGAGTACGACAGCATGGAGCGCTGGGACATCCTGGTGTTCCCGCAGGAAGCGACGGCAGACGAGTACTACCACCCGGCGTTCGACATGTTCTATGACAGCCCGGATCATGGGCGTGTTCTCGTCCGCAAGAAGGGTGAGCCGCTGCACCCGGCACGATTTAATGAGCGGATGATAATCCGCATGAAGCAGACGATGGAGCCACGCCACTGGTCTGCACTGCACCAGCAGAACCCTGTCCCCGAAGAAGGGGAGATTTTCACGAAGAGTATGTTCAGGTACGAGCCGACGTTGCCAGATTGGCGGCAGTGGGATCTGTACATGGCTGGTGACTTGGCGCTGGGTAGTAAGCAGAGTAATGACTGGACAGTGTTGCTCGTAGGTGCGATGGACTTCGAGGGGCAGCTGCACATCATAGATATGAGTCGATTCAAGGGTGGTGCAGACCCGATAATTGAGAACACGATAGCGCTGCTGAAACGTTACGAGAAACGCATGGTAAGATTCGGTCTTGAACAGGGGCAGATTCAGATGGCAATCTGGCCTGAGCTGCTGCGCAAGATCAAGGAAGAGAAGATAGCAGTCAGCTTCGCTGAAGGGCAGCACGCCCTGAAGCCTGTGAGTGACAAGGTTGCCCGTGCAAGGACAGCACAGGCAATGATGCAGCAGGGGCGTATAATATATCCATCGAACCAGCCGTGGCTGGAAGACTTGCAGACTGAGCTGATGCGCTTTCCTGGCGGTCTAAATGACGACATAGTTGACGCACTGGCGTGGCTGGCGAAGATGACAAACAAGGTTTCGCCGCCGACGCCTGCGCAACACAGGAAAGTGAAGTCCTGGAGAGATAAAGTTAACGGGTACGCACGCAACGCGCGTATGGGTGGAGGTCATCTAAATGCCTAAGGAGACTGTTATGAAGAAAGGTAAAGGACGCAAAGGCGGCGGCGGCAGGAAGTGCTGAAATATAACTAAGGAGCGAGGCCATGGATGGCGGAGTGGAGGAGAAGGTTGACTCGGCAGTTCCGAAGCTGATTCAGCTGTTGGAAATGTTTGGTTACGACACCACACCGCAACAGGTGGTCGAGGTATTTGAAGACGAGGGGCTAGAGATTGTGTCCTCGGAAGACTACGAGGACTTTGTCCATGGCAACTGATCGCGACAAGATAAAAGACCAGCACGACCGTTACCGCTACGCCCGCGACAATGGTCACATTGATTACGTTACTAAGGCACAACGCTGCGAGGAGTTCTACGCCGGTAGGCAGTGGGATAAGGCGACAAAAGCCCGCCTAGCTCGTCTGCGCCGCCCAGCCCTGACGATCAATAAGGTGCTGCCCAGCATCGCGGCAGTTCAGGGAGAGCAGATTAATAACCGTGTCGATGTTGCGTTCCGCGCATCAACAAGTGGATCGCCAGAGACGGCAGCTGCGCTGGATAAGCTGTATCTGCATATCATGAATGACAACAGCTACGATGACGTCGAGAGCTTCATGTTCGACGACGGCATCATCGGCTCGCGCGGCTTCGTCGATATCCGCATGGACTACAGTAAGAACATCTATGGCGAGCTGAAGATTGAGCTGGCGAACCCGCTTAACGTCATGCTGGACCCAGACGCTGAGGAATATGATCCGGCGAAATGGAAAGAAATCTTCTATACGAAGTGGCTGAGCCTCGACGACATCAAGCGGCTGTATGGCGAAGATGTATATAAGGAGCTGCGTGGCAAGACTTCGTCAGACAGTGGGTTCGGGTATGATTTTATTGACCAGCGGATGTCCAGTTTCGGCAACATTAGCACGTTCGAGCGGGTTAGTGACGATGAGAAACGGCATCGTCGCCGCTTGCGCTTGATTGAGCGGCAGCACAAGAAGACAAAGTGGGCTGAGCATTTTGTGGATGTGATGTCTGGCGATACGCGTTTGATCCCGGAAGACTGGGATCGTAACCGGATTGCAACCACGCTGGAAATGCTTGATCACGTGGCCGTGGTGAAACGGCAGACAGAGGAGCTGCACTGGACGGCTAGTATCGACGATGTGCTGGCGCATGATAAGAAGTCTCCGTACCGTAGCTTCACACTAGTACCGTACTTCCCGTTCTTCCGACGCGGCGAAACACTGGGCCTCGTGGAGAACATGCTGGACCCGCAGGAGTTTTATAACAAGACTACTAGCCAGGAGCTGCACATCGTAAACAGCGCAGCGAACGGTGGCTGGAAGGTCAAGCAGGGTTCGCTGAAAAACATGACCATCGAAGACCTGGAGGAGCGTGGTTCCGAGACTGGGTTGGCGATGGAGCTGGATGATGTCAAGGATGCTGAGAAGATCCAGCCTAACCAAGTCCCCACGGGCCTTGATCGGCTGGTGTACATCATCGGCGAAGATCTGAAAGAGACCAGTATGGTTTCGGACTCACAGCGCGGGTTTGACCGGGCTGACGTAGCAGCTAAGGCAATCCAGGCCAAGAAAGCCAGTGGGTCGGTGAACTTCGCGAAAGCGCTGAGTAATCTACTGATCACGCGGCGCATCGTGGCTCGCAAGGTGCTGGAGTGTGTGCAGGACTTCTACACTGAAGAGCGGACGTACCGAATCACAGGTGGTGGCTTGCAGCCCACCGAAGAAGACGTCACGATCAACCAGATCACGCCTGAAGGTGAGATTCTCAACGACGTCACGCAGGGTGAGTACAGCATTGTGGTTACTGCAGTCCCGGCGCGTAATGAGTTTGAAGATAGCCAGTTCGAAGAGGCGAAGGCGCTTCGCGAGCTTGGTGTCAAGGTGCCAGATCATGTCTTGATCGAACACAGTCACTTAAACCGCAAGCAGGAGCTGTCTGAAGAGATCAAGCAGCGCACTGGCTGGGGCGATCCGAGTGAGCTGGAGCAGCAGGCGGCTATGCTTGAGAATGAACTCAAAGAGCTGGAAGCCCAGGATAAGCAGGCTAAGATTAAGGAGACTGAATCGCAGACCGTGCTTAACTTGGTTCGGGCGCAGCAGGCCGCAGATGAAGATAACGGCCAAGACAATGAGCAGCGCGGCGAGATGCAGAAGATTGTCGCCGAGCAAGAGCAGGCGCTCATGGAAGCGCAGCTTGAGAAATACAGGATTGACCAGGAGATGCGCATACGGCGCGAAGAAATGATTGCGAATCTTCGCCTCCAGCGCGAAAAGATGCTGGGCGAGTTGGCGATTAAGCGGCAGCAGGCCGATAAGGAAGCTGCTATGAGAAAGGAAGCTGCTAACCAGCAGCAGGATAAACCCACGGGAGACAACAATGGACGCGGAAGCCCAGAAGGCGCTTGATAACGTAGAAGGCAGCTTTGATGACCACTTCGACGAAACCACTGCCGATTTTGGTGATACCGGATTCGATACTGACCTGGAAGACGAAGGGAGTACGCAAGGTCAGGCGGATGAAAGCATGGATGACGCTAGCGTCGATGCGCAATCCACCGACACTGAAGAGGAGTCCGAGGCTGATGCTGATGATACAGAGACGGTTGGCGAAGCGGAGGATGATACTGAAGTAGACGAAGCTCCTAAGAAGGAGCCGTTTGTACCGAAATCCCGGCTGGATAGCTACCGCCGCCGCCTGCGCGAGGCGGAGAAGCGTATTGCGGACATGGAAAAGTCCGAGGATACGGACAAAACTGCGGACAAAACTGAGGACGCTACTGACGATCTCGACACGCAACTTGCTGCCCTGACTAAGGAATTTGCTCAGGCTACTGCGGACGCAGATGCGGACAAAATGGCGGACTTGAACATGCAGATGATGAAGCTGCAGGGCCAGAAGTTCGAGTCGATGCTGAAAGAGACCCGCACCGGGGTTATTTCTGAGTCACGCGACTCAGTGTTGACGGATACGCTTGTCGATGAATTGGTAGCAAACCACGATGTGTTGAACCCAGAGTCCGAGAGTTTCGATCAAACGCTGGTCTCGCGAATCGAAGAATTCCGGGCTTTTTACGAGCATCAGGGGTTTACAGAGTCCGAAGCGCTGGTGAAGTCGATTGAAGTGGCGATGCCGCAGGCGTTTGATCCAAAAACGGACCCAAACACTAAGAAAGCCGAGCAGAAAGCTAACTCGCTGAAGAGTAAGGTGGATGCGGCTAACCGCCAGCCGCCTAATTCGTCGAAGTCTGGCGAAGATAGCCCGAATTATGGGCGAGGCCATAAAGTCGAGATCGGCAAGATGACGTTGGATGACTTGGATACTCTGACTGATGCGGATTGGGACGAAGCATTGGGTAATAACTTCGCGGGATAATGGCCAGGACGGTGTGTTTTATTGACACACCGTCCTAATTGTGCATAATCTCTAACAAACGGCACCCGCACGATAGTCGGGAACTATAGGGTATCGCAACCCCTCCACCAGAGTCGGAATTTCGCACGCTGCAGCGATAAAACAGCAAGTACAACTTGTTATGGGGAAGGGCAGGAAGCCCACAATAGCCAGGGATGGCTGACCCCGCCACTGCCCTTTCAAGGAGGAAGTCATGGCAGTTACTAACTTTGCGGCGCTGACGACCGAGCAGAAAACTGCATGGTCGATGAAATTCTGGCGTCATATGCGTAACCGTTCGTTCGTCGACAAGTTCGCGGGCGAATCCGAAGATTCTGTCATTCAGCGTATTACCGAGCTGACCAAGGATGAGAAAGGCGCACGCGCCGTTCTGACCCTGATCGCCGATTCCAAAGGCGACGGTGTTGCAGGTGATAACCAGCTGGAAGGCAACGAAGAAGAGCTGCAGTCCAGCGACATCGTGGTTACGATGGACCAGCTGCGCCATGCTCACCGGCACAAAGGTAAAATGGCTGACCAGAAGTCTGTCGTTAACTTCCGTAATGCCGCTACCAACAACCTCGGCTACTGGATGCAGGATCGCCTGAACCAGATGGCTATGCTGACCCTGTCGGGTATTTCGTACAGCAAGGCTACTAACGGTGCTGATCGTGTAGGCTCGCAGCTGCCTGTCCTGGAGTTCGCTTCGGACGTCTCAGCTCCGACCGCGTACCGCAACTTCCGTTGGGATGAAGGCACGACTTCGCTGCTGCGTAACGACAGTAACGCTAACCTCGTTGCTGCCGATACCCTGACCTGGAACGCTCTGGTTGACCTGAAAACCCAGGCTGAGTACTACAAGCTCAAGCCAGTCCGCACCACTGATGGTATTAGCTACTATCATGTGTTTATTAACCACTTGGCGATGAACTCGCTTAAGAAGGATAACGATTATCTGGCCAATATCCGCAACGCAGGCGTCCGTGGCGACGGCAACGCTCTGTGGAAAGGCACCGATTCGGTGATGGTTGATGGCATGTTGCTGACTCCTTATCACCACGCTTACACCACGATGGGCGCAGCTTCTGGTTCGAAGTGGGGCGGCGGCACGGTAGATGGGTCGCGTATCCTTCTGTGTGGTGCGCAGGCACTCGGCATGGCCGACATCGGTCGTCCGGAGTGGAACGAAAAGATGTTCGATTATGACAACCAGCCCGGTATCAGCGTTGGTAAGATCTTTGGCTTCCGTAAGCCGAAGTACACTGACCCGCAGACCGAGACGGTTGAAGATTTCGGCGTCATGACCCTCGACGTTGCTATCTAAGGAGTACTGACAATGTCTATTACGAAAGCACAAACTGTCCAGTACCCGGCTGTAGCTTCGGTGAGCTTCACCTATGCTGATCTGACCACGACTGTTGTTGAGGATCTGTGTCAGATCCCGGCAGGAGCAACGGTTGTTGGCGGGGAAATCATCGTTGATACCGCCTGGGACTCGGCAACCTCTGCAACCCTCGACATCGGCGATGGCGCGGATGATGATCGGTATACCAGTACCATCATCAACCTTAAATCCGCTGGCCGTACTGCCCTGACTCTGACGGGCTATAAGTACACTGAGACTGACACTATTGATGCGACTCCTACCATCACTGGCGCTACGACTGCTGGTGCTGCGCGGATTAACATCATGTACGTTGTCGAAGATCGCGGCCACGAAGTTCAGGGTTAATTTACCGTGGGGACTTCCGGGGGGCATCCAGCCCCCCGGCTTTTTCCCGCATAACCTGGAGTACATAAAAAATGGCTGAACCCATCCCTATGGTTCATATTCGTACGTTTACCCTCCACACTCTGTCAGGCCATTCAGTTGGCTTTAAAGGTCCAAACAAACCAGTCAATGTGCCGCCAGATGCTGTCCAAGAGGCAATGGCTTCGGGCGCAGCCCCAGTTAACGAGGTTGATATGCCCGATAACTCGGAGGTCGCGGAGAGCAAGGAAGAGAAAGCTGCTGCGGAGCCTACCGGCCAAGAGCGCAAGACCTTGATTGTCCAGGCAATGAAGGATATTGTGGGCTTGAATAACCCGGATGACTTCGACGCAAATGGTATGCCGAAAGCTGGCCCGTTGAATGAAAAGCTGACTTTCAAAGTACAAACTGCTGAGCGCAAGGCTGTGTGGACGGAACTGAAGCCTGAACTTGTTGGTTCTTAAGGAGATGACATGGCCACGGTAGCTGAACTTATCGCGCAGTTGCGCCTGGATCTCGAAGATCCAGAGCTACCGGGGTCTGGCGATGACTCCGACTCGTTGTGGCTTGATGCAGAGCTGTTGCACTACATTGATCAAGCTCAGCGAGTATTTGCGATGAAAACCGAGTGTCTTCCTGACTCTCGAAACTATACCTCTACTATCGACGATGGCACGACTTGGGTTGATAAAGACCCAAGCATTGTTCGTATTCGCGAAGGGTATCTGACCACAGCACGGCGTACTATCACGCCAGTCACTAAGGTTGATATCGACCGGGGGTATATGATTGATGACTATGGCATTGGTACGCGATCAGATTGGCGCGTAGCTACTGGTGTGCCGGAATACGTAGTTACTGATCTTGATGCTGAGTCGGATCGGCTTGTCCCGATTCCTACCTCAGCGGACACCATTGAGTGGACTGTGTTTCGCCTCCCGCTTGATGGAATTACCGCGACAACTTCTGAACTGGAAATTGACGAAAACTGGCATTATGAGCTGCTAGTTTGGGCGAAACACATGGCTTATAAAAAACAAGACGCTGAAACCCAGGATGCTACTCGCGCTCGTGAGATGGAAGCTGACTGGAATCAGCGAGTAATCCCCGAAGCCCGAACATACTTCCGGCTTAAGTACCGGAAGGCTGGCACTACCAGCTACGGCGGAATTTAACAAAGTGAAGTCAAGTGACCAGACGCAGACGAAGGCCTATGAGTACAGGGTTAGACGAGCGCTTATCGCGCCTTGAAGCAACGGTTGAAGGTATTACCGCTGATATATCTCGACTAACGAATTTAGTTACCAAAGTTACGGACTCAATAGGAGAGCGAAGCAAGACAAATTGGGCAACAGTAGCAGTATGGGTTGGCGTTCTGATTACAATTGGGTCGTTGGTTGTGGCGGGGATTACGGCGGATTTAAGCCGGATTGAACGTTGGGGTGATCGATTTATAGAGCGATTCAATGACCATGTCTCTGATGGACACCCAGAGCGCGTAATAGCGAAGATTGCGGAGGTGGAAGGGCGTATTAGTCGCTATGAAGCTCGCGCTACAGTGCGACACGATGAGCTACTGAGGCAAGCTCGCGAAGCAATAACAAAGCGTACTGAGTTTACGCAGCATCAGCTAGATAACCTGAACGAACGGCTTACTGCGCTTGAACGCGGAAATACTGCGGCTACAGCAAACCGGTTTACAAGGCAAAACGCTGATGTAGAGTTCAAGGCGGTAAATAAACGTATAGACCGCTTGGAACAAGCGGTGATGCCGAAATTAACACAGTAAATATTAGGAGAACCCGATGAAATTGGAAGATCTGAAAAATTACATGGTCACGAATTGGTCCACGTGTAAACTAGCGTTTGCGGTAGGTGTCGGAGTTGGCGTTGTTATATCGGCTCTGCTAGGATAAATAGATGAACCTTACTGAACGCAGCCGGAAGAATCTGGTAGGCGTACATCCAGACCTAGTACGCTTAGTAGAAGAAGTAGCTGAGCGCACCTCCCTTCCCTTCATTATTACCGAAGGACTTCGCACTGCGGAGCGGCAAAAAGAGCTGCTGGAAAAAGGTAAATCTAAGACGATGAATTCTAGGCACCTTACTGGCCACGCAATTGATTTTGCGGTGGTAAAGGACGGCAAGGTGACTTGGGAATTCCAGTATTATAAGCAGCTCGCGGACTTGTTTAAGCAGGCTGCGCGGGATCTGCGTATCGACATTACTTGGGGCGGGGATTGGACTTCGTTCAAGGATGGAACGCACATTCAGCTGTCGTGGAATATGTACCCACTGACCGCCAAACCTAAAACGGTTAAAAATAGTAAAACTGTTGCCGCAGCAGCAGTTGGATTCCCGATTGCAGCCTTTATCCCCGAAGCGTTCGCCGCAATTTCTGAATTCGTCGGATATTTGACGGATATCAACGAAGATCTTGTTAAATGGGCGCAAATTACAGCTGTAATTGCGATTGCCGCGTTTATTATCCATGAACGCGTGATCAAAATAGACAGGGAGGGGGTCTAAATGATACTTAGACTCCTGGGTGGTCTATGGGGAAAGTTCGCCACGCTCATTGTTGGTGCGGTGGCCCTGCTCGCTGCAGTTTTGCGAATTCGCTACAAAGTCCGCAAAGGCGCACAGGAAGAAATGCGAGCTGAAATACAGGAGAGAACGCTTGAGCGTATCAAAACTTCCCAGGAAGTTGATGCTGATGTCGATGATATGTCTGATGGTGACATTCTTGACAAGCTGCGCGACAACGGGTGGATCCGCGACTGATTTTTGTCAGTTGACTGCGCCGATCAAGGCAAGTGCCCAGGATACGCCGGAAACGCTGCGCCAGATACTAAAACACAACGAAACCTGGAAACGAATCTGCGACAATTAGTCGCAACAGAGTTGTCCCCTTTGGCGCCTAGCGTGCCCCTTGCCCGTACAAGGGGCGGGACAACTCAAGAGCTAAGGCTTGCGGGAGTCTGAATTCTTGAGGTAAGTCAAATGGCCTTCAATGATCTTTTCACGGTCTATCCGAACCGTAACTCGGAACTGCGTAACGTTGCCAAGTTCTTTTATGAGGTTGGCAAAACCGCTGCTGGTGAAACTTCTGCGGCGCATACCTTCGGTATCGACGAGCATATGCTGGAACGCCAGCGTGCTTACGTCGCTAAGGCTCGTTCCAAGATTGCCAAGCTTTCTGAGCGTCCGCTGCCTGATCGCCAAGGCGCAGCTCGTGTTCAGCTTCCGATTGATTTTTCGGAGCCGTACGAGACTTTCACCACTGACATGGCAGGCAACGAGATCCCTCTGAACGAGGAAACCCAGCTGCTGGCTGAACAGTGGATGCTGATGGCTGCAGAACTCGCTACTTCGAACAGCGCCGCGCTGCCGGGTAGCCTGACTGCGAAAGACGCGGAGCGTGCTGCTAACAACATTGATGTCATCTCGAAGCTGCTTGATGAGATCGAAGAGCAGCAAAATGAGAACGGTGACATTTTTATCGACCTTCCTGTCACCGCCGAGCCGGGTTCCACCTTTGGCCCGTCCAGTGGTGGTGGGGCACGCTGATAACCTATGCTCCGCTACTTGCTTATAGCCGCCTGTCTAATAGGCGCAGTGCTATGGGCAGGTGGCTGGGCATGGCCGGTTATCATCGCAAACGGATTTTACGATGACATCGTGGCCTCGTATTGTGGCCACAATAGGAGATAAAGAAATGGGTGATGAAAGAGAAGATGTCGTTATTGTGACGGCAACTCAGTACACCACGGGTGGGCAGCTGCTGTCGCGGCTTACGTGGGAAACGTTCTACGATGATGTGACGCAAGCAAACGTGTTTAACACGGAAGCCACGAAGAATCTCGTTGCGTTCGCTGAAGAACTTGGCCGGATGAAAGCTGACGACCCAAATTTGCCCGGACAGCCGTGGGACGACGTCGTTTACACGGGCGAGAAAAAAGGACCCGACCGGCAAGTCCGGTAAAGGTAGATACAACTAAATGGCCCCACCCAGAAGTGCTACTTCTGGCGGGCCTTGTTGATTGCGCGTCGCCTGACACAGACGAAGAATGTTATTATTGGAATGACTTAGCGTTTCAAATTGCAAAAGAACTGCGCGCCAATGAATTTATTTCAGAGGATTGAGATATGGTTGAGTTCTTATCCATAGTCATTCCAGCGTTATTTGCAGTTATTTTTTCAGTTTTATATGGCATTTCTGTTGGCCATAGATTGGAAAAACAGAAAAGGAAAACTAAACATGGCTAAGCTACTGGTATTTGACCGTGACAACACGCACCTTGATCCAGTGAAGGATCGTGAAGGTGCATATAAGATTGGCGATGTTGTTTACGTTGCTGAGGATTCGCACGAGTACAGTGCGAAGGAACAGCAAGCGCCTTTCCGTGTGGTCACACTGCCGGGACCGGCAGCAGACTACGAATACCTACGAGCCGGTGAACCGCGCACACCGAAAGACGACAACCCAAGATCTATGCTGCGCATCACCCGCCTGATGCGCGCGTTGCTCATAGGCGACAAGTACAATCCAGGGCGGAGCCGCCGCCGACGTTGGTACAAGATTGAGGCGGATAATACGACTATCACCCAAAAACCAGTCGGGAGAGACTAATGCGATTTGACTACACAACCC